TGCCGTTCCCAAGTTTTACGACTTGAACGGTCGCGCCGTGTCCCAATATGACCGTGTCGGCCCTGAAGGAGATGAAACCCATTGGCGAGCCGTCCACGCTCCGTTGAATGCGCGTTTCTGTCGTCGTCCAGTCATTGCCTGCGGCAAAACGCTCTTCCGCGATGCGTAGAGCAATCGTGTTCCCCGAAATGGCATAAAGACGCGTCAGTTCTGCGGCATTGCCAGCGGTAGTTCCTACTGCTCCCGCATTCAGAGTGAGTTTTGAATCAGGCGCCGTGCCGATGCCAACCGAGCCGTTCGCCGCGATCCGCACGCGCTCCGCAAGCGTGCCGAAAAGGCGCGTCGAGAACACCATCGCTCCCGAATCGGATGCGCCGTCGACGACGTTGAAAAACGTTGCCATGCGCGTTGGGGGTCCGAAAGCAATGTCGCCGTTGACGTGCAGTTTCTGGTAGGGGTCGGTCAGGCCGATGCCCACGTAACCGTTGGCTAGGATCGCCATTTTGATCTGCGAGGTCTGCGCCGGCTGCGCCTGCGTGCCGCCGTCGCCCGCCACCCCAACGGCCCAGATATCTTTGTCGCCAAGGTAGGTATGAAACACGGCGCTCGCGCGGGTGTCGGTGTCGGATGCCCAATGGCGCGACATGGTGATCGCGCTATTAGTCGGCCCGTGCAGATGCAGCGGCGTCCCCGGCGCACTGGTCCCGATGCCGATGCGCGAGGGGTTACGCAATTCGAATCCTGCGCCGTCGATGTGCGAGGTCCATGGCGTCTGCGATCCTCCCGCCGCGCCCGGAACCGTGACGACCGTTCGCGCGCCGTCATCGGACGCCGTAACGCCCGCGCCGGTGAAGTTGAGCGTCGTCCGCGCCGGCAGGTTGACGCCCTCGTCCTGAATGACGTTGGGCACGCCGGGAACGCCTTGCGGGCCCTGCGGTCCTGTTGAGCCAGCCGGTCCCGTTGAACCAGCCGGTCCTTGCGCGCCTTGGGCGCCCGGATCGCCCTCCGGTCCTTGCGGCCCCGGATCGCCTTCCGGTCCTGCGGGACCAGCTGGCCCGGCGGGTCCGATTGGTCCTTGCGGCCCGGTTGGCCCCGGCGGCCCCACGGGTATTCCTTCGGTGAGCATCGCCCCAAGTTGCGGCGTAGGTAGTAATAACGCGCTGAACTGCCGCGGAGCAGGTGTTAATTCCGCAGTGAATTCCTCAGCCACCGCATCGAACCTCTCAACGTCGAACTGGTCGCCGTTGTTCACGCCGCTGCTACCCTGGACACCTCGGCGGTGACTCCTATCTTGCCGGCCATGATCGTAGTCACGATGCCTGCAGATGACACTACCTGCAAATCCCAGACGTAGCGCCCGCTCAACGCTTGCGTCTGCGAGTGCGAGAGCGAAAGGTTGATTGTGGGTGAAGTGATGTTGACCGAGAACTCAGCGTCTACCGAGGAGTCCATATCTGCCACTTCCCTGCGCACTTGCGCAAGCACCGTGTAACCTGTGAGATCTGCCGGCGTGCCGTCTGCGTTCCGGACTGTGACCGTAACGCCGTAGTCATCTCCCTGGTAGATCGAAAGGTCCGCGCGCGTCACAATGGCCTTACTATCCTCGGAGCTGCTCCACCCGCGCGCGGATCTTCTGCAAACGCTCCTTGTTGCGCTTGCTCATCTTCCAGCGGGGCTTCTCATTGGTCTGCATTGTCGCGAAATGCTTACGCAGGATCTCCGCGTAGTCCTCAGGAGGCCGCTCACTCATGACTCACTCAAGGGGATCCACATCTGCCACGTCCGGCCTCTTGGTTGTCCCGGGATCCTCCAGGTTATATGGCTCCGCGAGATCCTGATTGATGAGGTCGAGACCGTCCTTCTCGCTCGCGTTGAAAAGCTCGCCCTTCAGCCAGAGCTTTCCCCCATACGTGAATTCCGCTTTCGCTTTTAGTCGCATGTCATCCTTCCACTGCGATCCAAACAACGGCGTTCCTTCCACTGCGCGTCTCGCGCGTAGCGCCAGAATCCCTCACAAATCCCGCGTCTCGCAGTTCGATCCTCCGCGGCCGTTGCGTGGAGGGGTTCATGGCTAACATGTCCTGCATCTCTTCATCGGTCGCGCCGCAGTCTCCGCAATCTCTGAGGTATGCCAACACCTGCCCCCGTAACGACGCGATATCCGGCTCTATCCGCTCTGCGGCCTCCCGGCTGGTGTCCGAGTCCGGCTGATAAGGGGCCGTCTCCGTGGACCCGATATCGAACAACGACAACTGCGCAGGGCTCATCCTTCGAGCCATCCGTCGCGCTACGTCCAGGGACTCGCGTATTCCCTCTGCCTGATCTGCTCCCGCTCGCGCTCTTTCTGCGGCTGCCGGATACTCACTGCCAGCGTGCGAAAGGCGTCCGCGCAGTGGCTATGGATATCGTGCAAGGGCTCGCGCGTCGGTCCCTCGAAACTCTTCATATCCCCGTATCGGTAGCAGCGCAGGGATCGCAAGCCAGCCGAGCACCTCTGCTCGTCGAAGTAGCAGAGCGGGAATATCGTGCGGGCCGCATTGATCCCGTCCGTGACCGATAGCCGCGCCGCAACTTTGACCTTCCTGCCGGCCGCCTTCATCAACTCTGCGATGGAACGGCCGGTTCCCAGATGGCCCAGGCCACCGTCCCAGGGGAGGTTGTCCGTGCCCCAGATGTAGCCGCGCCGGCCGAGTTCCGCGAGGTAGTAATGGATCGGCTGCCGCACTCCCTCTTCGTAGTCGATGATGCGCAACTCCATCGGAAACGACTGGTACATCCAGATGCTCACCATGTCCCCATACCCGAGGTCCCATGCCGTCTCAACAGGTTTGCTTGGGTCATAGGGGACGCGGCGCACCCTCCCCTCGGTGTCTACCGCCCGCAGTTCGTTCGCATAGATGGCGTTCGCCAGCGTGTTGATGCACGTGCCTTCCCAAATGTGCGCGAACTCGTCCGGGTCGCGGCGCCGCGCCTCTTCCAACTCTCGGCGCAACCCGGCCGGGAACCATGGGTTGTCCCGGTAGGTCAGTTTTCGGACTATCGCGTCCGGAGGCGGGTTTACCACAAAGCGCTGGTACGTGTTGTCCGATTCGAGGTCCGGGTTGAATGAGACCCAGAGTTCGCAATCGGGCACGCGAAACAGCGTAGGGATCAGCTTGTCCCAGGAATCCTTGGAGATCGCCTGCGCCTCTTCGCACCAGCACAGGTCGATGGCCTCCATGGACTTGATGTTGTCGATGTTGTGGTGCAACCCGCTGAAAAGAATCTGTGTGCCGTTGCTCCCGTAGAACACCGACTTCTCGACGCGATAGAAGGCTTCGAGCCCGAGATCGTGCAGTTGCGATTGCAGCAGTTGATGCACGCTGTCGCGGATGGATTTCATGGTCTCCCGGGCACACAGGATGCGGATCTTTCTCTTTGTGCCGGCTATGAGCAACGCGCGCGCGAATCCCCAACTCTTCGACGCGCCGCGGCCGCCGTACGCGATCTTGTACGGAGCCGGCTCGAAGAGAAACTCAAGCGCTTCCGGGAAGTCCGCGTTACTCTTGATTGCCGTCACCCGGCCTCACAAATCGGACTACCACCTCGGCCTGCAGCGGGGTTCCCGCCGGCCCCGTGATCTCGGTCTTGCTCCCGTACTTCTCAGGCATCATGCCTCGCAGCAGGAACTGGATCAGACCGCTGTCATACCGCCGCACCGAGCCGCACTGCTCGCCCTGGTAGTACACCGGCTCCAACCATCCCTTGGCCGCCCTCTCCACCGCTAGGCTCTCCATGTACTCACCAGCCAGGCGCTGGTACATCTCGAAGGCTCGCGCATACGCCGGCCTCTCCAGCCAGTTGTAGTGCGTGCGCCGACCGATGCCGGCGATTTCCGCCGCATGCGTGAGCGAGCCGGTGGCCCCGTAGGCTTCGAGGAACAGGTGCATCTTGTCATTAGTTGAGCGCGGACCGGGCCGGGGTCCGAGCTTTTTTTTCGGCATCCACCTATGGCAATCGTCGGCCGCCGCGGCTCCTCGAACCTAAAAGGAAAGGCAGTTCGAGACATTGCCGCGGCTCCGACTCTTCCGCCGCTCCCCTATCTAAACGGCAAACTCGATCACGCGCTTCAAACACCATACCCGGGGGGGATTGTCATACCGCTCGCGATCCGTGGACAGTGTGCGCGAGCTTTTGTGACGGGACTTCTTCCGCTCGTCGTCCCCAAAACTTAGGACTTGTATCTCTACGATTTCCCGGGTCTTGCGCTTTCGCACCGGTTCCACATTAGAGCCGGCCAGCAGGCTTCTCACCCGTTCCGGGCCAGCCAACTCGATACACCTGGACCCCGCCATCACCGGCACTCTGGAAAGTCGAGGAAGGACAAGCACAGCTATCGCGAGACCACTACAGACCGGAGTAGTTTAGGGACCCCCCCGCGAGTCTTAATCCGCTTCAGCGGGTAACGGCGTGTGACCCCGCGACAACCACGTGTAGAGGGTAGCGGGACGCTCGTGCATGGATTTCCTCTAGAGCGTAACGTGATTTAGGCAGCATGGCAAGACCATGATGCACATTACGCCGCGGTTGTTTGCGTTACGGCCTTTTCGGACTTGGCAACCACGTGCAGATGCCGCGGGCCGGTCGAGGCCTGC